CCTTGGTTGTGACTTTCTTTCAAATCCCATCTTAATCTCCTTAATGTATTTCTGAATAATTTACACCAAACTGAACGTCAACTTGCAACTCTCGATTCAATTTTAACATACGATTTACTTTTTTTATACTATTTTCCAACAATTTCACACACTTATCTCTATTGCCTTTCTTTACCTCCAATATTATTTCATCGTGAAAGTTAGCTGTTAGTTGCTCCCTTTCTTTTAAGATGAATCCTACCCACATATCAAACAAGTAAGTTCCTGTACCCTGACACAATGTACTGAACTTATCCTTGTCACTTCTTAAACTGTACCATAGCTTAGACACAGGGTTAAACTGCCAGGTACTACCTTCAACTTCTTTAGTTACCATGCTGTCACTGATAGCTTTAACACTCCAGTTACGTTCCCAGTATGCTTCACTGATTACTTTGGCTTCCTTCATAGTAATACCCAACTGATTTGCTAAAGTTTTAATTCCTGCACCATACTGAAGTGCATAGTTACCACCCTTGTAGTTGTATCGTAACTGAGAAATCCTATCAAGTTTGTTGCCATTTTTATAATCTTGCACCTCTTGTTGAGTAATAGCTTTAGCAGCTAGTGCAAGGTCAAGGTGTGGGTCAAAGTCTGGCTTACTCATCTCTTTAACATACTCTTCGTCATGCTCCCACATATAATGTTGCTTGACTCTGTCCTCTAGGCTACACATGTCACTGCCACATAACTCTGTATTATCAGTTTTAGCTGTCAATAAACCTCTAATTTCTAATCCGTAAGGCTTTCTCGCAGAGGGTAGATTAACGCATACTGCATGTTTAAATCTAAGAGTGTTAGTTAATCCTTGTATACAAGCCTGTACAAAGCCATTCTGCTCATTCTTTAGTAACCCTTTGACCAACCCTATACGATGCTTAACAACTGCCATAGAATCGAGAACTAAGACCTCTGGGTGTAGGTCGGATAATTTCTTAATAGACTTACACAATTCTCCATCTTTAGTTTTTACTTGGGGTATCTCCCTATCATCTACAAAATTGAATGTCATAGGCTTCCAACCTAAAGTAAATAGCCAGTCCTTGATCTGCTTGCTGCTAGTAGGATTGGGTTCTTCTTGACCTACTACTTCTTCTATCTCATGGTCGTACTCAATAGTAAACCCATTGTCTTCTGCTAAGACTTTCCATCTCTCACCTGCCACAGACAGAGAACCATCTTGTTTGAAGGGTAGCTTGGGTCTTTTACGCTTTGCTATCTTAGGAACTGTAGGCATAACCTTAGATAGTTCATTGATTGCTTGCTCATTCTTTAACTCTAACTCATTAAGTAAGGTGTTAGCCTTATCTACATCTAGCTTCCACCTTGATGTCTCTTGAAGCATACCCATCTTCATCTTGAATGAGAGGTAACGAACCAGTGGTTGATAGTCACCATCATAAATCTTAATCAACAAAGACTTCTGTAATCCCCATAGCTTAGTATTTATCTTGACATCTTCTTTACACCTGTGAATGTACTCTTCTCTTGTTAAGTTTTCCCAATCAGTAATGACTGGCTTCTCAATGTTTAAACGCTCACCCCACTGCTCTAAGCCATGCCTGTTAATTGTAGGAAACAAGTACCAGGATAAGGCTAGGGTATCTATTAGCTGAGCTTTAATCTTTATATTTAACAACCTTTCGATAGTTGGTATGTCGTAACGAATAATATTATGTCCGATAAGCACATCATCACTGGTAAGGTTCTTAAAGAAGAATCTATTTACTTCTTCACCATTAGCAATCATGCAGTGGATTTTTGTTGCATCAATACCATCAGCTTCTATATCAAATACATACTCAGTCATTGCAAGCCCTTCCGTGGTTTTCATGGTATCCAAGTTCTTTATGAACAGATTTTACTTTTGCTACTGCATCTAGTTTAGATTTAAAACTACCATAATGAACCTGACACACTGTAACTTTCCAAGCCTGTTGTTTTTTGTTCCATTTAACTCCAGTATGACCAGAGGTGTTGGTCGATAAAAGATCTCTATTCCTAGCATTTACAGATTGAGTAACATCTCTAAGATTATCTATTCTATTATCATTTTTTACTCTGTTAATATGATCTATTTGATTGTCTGGAAACTTACCATGAACATACAGCCAAGCTAACCTATGACCAGAATATCTTTTACCGAGTAATCTTATATAAACATAACCAGTTGTTTTGTGGAGGTGTCCAACAACATCTCCAATTTTTATTCCAGTACGAGCTATCTTCCATTTAAAAATTCCAGTTTCAGGATCATAATCTAAATACTTTTTTAAAGTCTTTTGATTTAACATTTTACCAACTCCTAGTTTTAGGTTCTAAATACTCAGTAGTTTCACTATCGTAAAACATATCTACTGAACCACTCGTACCAAACTCACGATCATATAAAATCTTAACCTGACTGTGATTAACTTTCTCAGGAGGGCAGTCTGCTGATCTATCACGCTCTAACCCCAAGCCAATATGACTCCATTTTTCTATAGCCCTAGAGCCTGTCATCTGTCCAGACAGTACCTTACCACCTTCTTCGTGACTCTTGTTGCCCTTACTGGGCGGATTAACATGGCTGAAGCATAGTATTGTAATAGGATAACAGTTTACCAAGTCAGCTAAGTCAGTCATTATCTCGTTTAACTTATCATTAGCTTCTGAACTGGTGTACCTAGATATTAGTGCTGTTAGTGGGTCTAAAAAGAACTCACATACACCATCAATCAAGTGCTGCTCAATAATACAAGCCTTGATGTCTTGCCAATCTCTACTACCTGTCCTATCGTACAAAAAGAGATTACCTTTAAACCTATCTAGGGTAGACGCTAACAACCTATCATCATAGTTATTGTCAGGTAACAAGAAGTTTGTTCTTGCTAACTTAGAAGCTATCTGTTTCAAAGTTTTTATTGGGTGGACTTCAAGGTCATAAACACCCACTGGTCTGTTGTGTTCTATGATTATGTGCTTAACTAATTGGTTCTTAAATTCAGATTTCCCAGCTTTAGCGTAACTAGCAAGCACAATTATCGAGTTACTTCTCAATATACCATTGTGAGTTATTGCATCTAGGGTAGCCCAACAAGTAGATAATCCTTTTGTCGGTCTTTGTAATGCTTTTTTGATTAATTCATCATTAACTTCGACAACTTCCCCCTGTCGTTGTATTGCTGATCTCCATACCACTTGTTCAAACAGCTCTTTACCCCTGTCGGCTACAAGCATATCACTTGCATCTTTTAAGGGCAGTGTAGCGACCTTTGCCATTGGAAATACTTTAAGGACTTCTTTAACAGCCTTATCACCTGCCTGATCATTATCAAAGCATAAGATGATCTCTTTGAATGACTCAACAAAGTTCCTATTGTTGATCAAATCTTTTACTGCACCTGAGCAACCTTTAGTTAAACTGACAACAGATGGTTTAAGATGCTTGTACTTCTCAGCAGTGTGATCTTTGATAACCTGATATAAACTCAGAGCATCAAGCCTACCTTCAGTGATATAAAGTTTATGACCATTGCAAGCTGAAGCATGGTGTTTGCCCCATAAATCTAAATGACCTTTACGATCACCTATAGACATAAATCTTTTATCTTTGACTTGCTTTTGCTCATAACCAACCAGGATACCCTCGCTTGTATCAGGTGAGAATATACTGGTGATTGTTTTACCATCTTCCTGAGATAAAGCAACCCTGACCCTGTAAGCAGCACAAGTTTCTTTTCTGATTTTTCTATCTTCTAATGCTCTGATAGGCAGTTTCTTAATATCTTCAATTTCCATTGTGCTAACCTTGTTGTACTGTTGTTTTATTGGTACTACTTTGTCTAAAACATTATCCATCGGGAAAAAAGTTTTACAAGCGAAGCACCAGCTATCGTTTGGTTTATGGTCGTGGGAAAAAACTTGATTCGCATCACTAGACCCACACTTTTCACAAGATGTTTTATAAAGAGGATCACCCTTCTGCGGACTATTCATCAAGACCTCCCTCGTGATGTGGAACTAAGCATAAAGTTGTACCATTATTTCTGGTGTGATCCCATTCTCTATTCAAAACATCAAACTCCTCAGTGGTGACCCCTGATC